GACATATCCCAATCACTTATATCTGTATTAAATCCTAATGCAGATGTAAACATTTTGTCCATGTCAGTTAGAACGTTTAAATTTGGTTTATCCGTAGCTGTTAAAGTTGTAATAAACTCACATCCTCGAAAACTAGAATCAAAACTTGTCCAAATATTAGCACCCCAGTTTTTAATATCAATTAATTTGTTTTTATCACCGCCATTATTAAAATTAATATGAGTACCACCAGTTACCTTAACTTCATAAGTACTAGCAATTGAATAAGTATGCGTTTGCGTTCCGCTTTGTGCTAAGTCTGTGTTTCCATCACCCCAATCAACATCGTAAGTACCAGTAATCATCGGTAATGTAAATTGGTCGTTATTAGACGTACCGACATTGTCCGTTTTAACAGAAATTATAAATTCTGGTGCATACAATGTACAACCACTATCTAATCCACCATCTATAATAGCTCCCCATTTTGTAACTAAAGATGCTCTAGCTATCTGTGCAGCTTCACTACAATATTTGAATGTTCCAAAAGTAGCTGTGCCAGAATAAGACATAGCACCTTGTGCGTCCCACCCTATCAATAAAGCATCATAGTTAGCTGTTGACATTCCATCACAGTTAGAAAACACTCTAAGTATTTGCGTAGCTTGGTTTATATCCCACCCACTTATATCTTGGTCAAAGGTGTCGTTATCTCTAAACATATCAGCCATTAAATTAAATGCTGTTGTTGTCCAACCACCAATATTAGTTGTGTTAAAAGCTAATGCGCCTCTAAACATACTTGTTGTGTTACTTACACTTGAAACGTTCCAAGCACTTAAATCTTGATTAAATGCTAAACAATCTCTAAAAAGGTCTGTCATATTTGTAACGCTTCCAGTACTCCAAGATGAAATGTTACCATTGAAATTAGTGTTTTTATAGAATACACTCGACATAAGCAATGCGCTTGATGTATCCCAAGAATTTAAGTCTTGATTGAAATTAGTACAACCGTAAAACATTAAACTAAATATATCAACTATTGAAACATCCCAATCGTCCATGTTACTAACAGTTGTTAGATTTGTACACCCTCTAAACATTCCTTGTAAAGTTGGATTCGCACCTGTTAAGCCACTTAAATCTGGCGTATCTGCTGGAGTTACTGCTGTTAAAGCGGTACAACCTTCAAAGGCATCTAGCATGGTCGTCCATTGACTTGTTCCCCAATTTGAAATGTTTAATAATTTTAAACAATCACCACCATTATTAAAATACATTTGTGTTCCACCAGTTACTTTAATTTCATAAGTACCAGCAGACGAATATGTATGAGTTTGCGCACCGCTTTGTGCTAAATCAGTATTACCATCCCCCCAATCAACGTCATAAGTACCAGCTACCATAGGTAGCGTAAATTGGTCATTATTAGACGTACCAGCATTGTCCGTTTTAACAGAAATTATAAATTCTGGTGCACCACCACCACCACCTTTAGGTTTCCAACCTTGCGAACTAATACCTATGCCAAAACCAATACCTCCCATATTATTGTAGTGCTATTATATCAGTTGCAGTTGTTCCAGCAGTATTTACTTGTTTTACTACACAAGGGAAAAAACCAACTGGTACTGCTTTGAAAATTATCGCAGAAGTATCGCCTTGTAGTATTACCTCTAAATCACCTGATACACCAACGTATAATGCCTCGTTATCAAGTGTTTCATTTCCAGCTAACGCTAATGTTCTGCCAGTAACTGCGAAGTCTGGTCTATTTGCAAATTGTCCCATTATTTAATTTGTTTTATTTATTATTATTGTTCTATTTCTATGTCTGGGTTATACATATTTATATGTTGCGTAACCCCGTTTTGTTTTTCTTTATAACTATAAACCAACTCTATATATTCAGATTGATTATATGTATCGTCGCTTATGTATATCATTTCTTTTTCTTTATTAATTCACTTTCTAATCTATTTTTATCCGCTTCAAAACTTAGAAACATTAACGCCTCATGTAATCTTAACTTACCGACATCATTGAATTTAAAGATATCCCCTTTCGCAAGTCCGTAATAGTTTTGATACCAACCCCATTTTGCTCCAAAGTTTGTAATATCTTCTTGTCCTTTACCGCTTCCTGACCTATGTAATTCAGGGTATAATTCAACAAGTCGTTTTGCAAAGTCAAAAAAAAATCAATAGCTCCTAACATTATATCTAAAGGAACGTCTAAACTATTGCCTTCGCCTTTATAATCTTCAATTAAATACTTATCACGCTTCTTTACAGTTATTGGTCTATACATAACAGCAGCAGCTTTATCAAACGTTTTAACGTCTTTTAATAGCGTATCAATATCTGCTTGTTCGTCTAATGTAATATCATCTAACTTAGGTATAAAACCATATTCCACACCGTTCATTTTAAAACGCTCTACAAACTTAGGTTTTTGTTCTAATGCTTTTTCAATCGTTTCTAGTGCATCGTTAAAGTCGCTCTTTTTCATCTTACCAACTAAAGATTCATCAATGTTACAGAATATACTAATAGTCTTTCTGTTGATATAATCTACATCTTCATTGTCTTTAGTTGCTTCTATAAACTCTTTATACTGTGATAATTTAATATCGTTTAGAGTTGTGGGTATTCGCAAACTTAATTTCATAATATACCTAGTTTTTCTAATTCTCTTTTTTCTAAGTGTTTTCTTATCTTATTACTCATTATGTGTGAATAATCGTTTAATAAATAAACTCTTTTAATTTTTCCTAAATTACTTTTACACTTCATACTATAATAACAATTTTATTTGTTTATTGTTTTGTTGTTAATCTATCTAATGTCATATTTATTTCTATTAGGATTAGATAAATGATAAAACACATTATAACGAATGGCATCAATAGCATGGTTAAAATCATCCACATATAGCTTACTGCCTTTGTCTGCATACACATAGTTATTTAGTTCTTTAGCAATGTTAATACTGTTAGGCTCTACTATTATTTCAAAGTCTTGCATCAATGCAATACCAGCAGATATACTACCCTGTCCTTTTTCAGTTGCTTTGATATTACAACCTTTAGATTTAAGTTCTGCAATAAGTCTAGGTTCTGCGCTATCAGCTATTATAAGCTGTTTTAACGCATGAGTAATGTTTATCATTGCTATCTGTGTAGTTGTTAGTTTTGGTTTGTATAAACACTCTCTAACGTATAGCTTCTTACGTTTTTTATCAATAGCAACTTCTACTAATGTAGTAGGGTCTATACTGAAACCAAAATCTTGCCCAAATGATGTTTGTAATTTGTTTGGATTAAACTCACCATAAGACCAATTATCAAATACAACACCTTCTGCTTTATCTAACCAACCACCTAACACAACGTGCTTGTATTTAGATGGGTTATGTTTTTTGATATACTCAAATGTATTAACACTCTCTTCTGGTGTAAACTCTAAACAATCCATATAAGTCGTATGTATATAACACACGCCATTTTTTACACCATTCCACCCATCCTTAACTCCTGCGTTTTGAAAGTACCTCTTATGTATGAAATGTTCTTTAGATGTTGGATTTAATATGATTATTTTTATATTCTTTTTGCCAGAAGATTTTTTATTACCTCTAATAGATAGACTTATTTTATCATATATATCTTCATCAACAAGCTCCTCGCCTTCGTCTAATATCCACATAGAGAAATCTTTTAGTCCTTTTAAGTTTGCTGTTTGTATTTTACTACCAGCTTTTAGCCCCTTAAAAACTATCTTACCTTTACCTTGTGATGGAACTATTCTATCTTGATGCATAGTGAAGAAGCCACCAAGATTCATCATATCAACTTTTTCTTCAACCTCAGCATAGATACTATCCTTTAAAGACATATTTGTATAACGAGAATATAAAACTCTATGTTCGTGTTCTGTTGATGCGTTTACAGAAGCTAGTGATACGGCAAATGATTTTTGAGAGTTACGTCCACCAGTAACTATAAAGGTATGTACTTCTGGAGGTAATGTAAACAATGGTTCAAACTTTTCACTTATATTTAAGCTATTCACTCTTAGTAAATTTTATTACTGGAACGATTGGGTTTTCTTCACTATTTTTAAGTTCGGTTTGCTTTAGTTGAGGTATAACGTATTTAGAGAGGTCTAAGAATAACCTTATTCTATCTTTAGAATCCAACTCAGCAAAGTCTTCTTTTAATTGTTCTAAGTTATCCTCTAATAGTTTAGTATATGCTTCACGCACTTTAGAAGTTGCTTTATTGTAACTCCCTTTTGGTCTACCTGTTGCTTTATTGTGTCCTTTCTCAAAAGGCATAATATATTATTTTATATTTGTTTAATATAATAACAACAAATTAATGTTTTTGTTTTAGTTACACTTAATTACATAGTATGTATTACTTCCTGTTTCAAATCTACCCTCATCAGTACAATCAACGCTTTCGTTATTTAATACAATAGTTCTAGTGCCTGTTTTAAACACTCCATTCTCATAATAAGAATATTGTTCTGTTTCATAATTAGTCTTGTTACAATCACATACTTCATCCTTACTACATGATGTAATTAATAATAATCCTGTTAATAATAATAATTTTTTCATTTTTCTAATATTTAAGTTATAACTATATGTAGTTAATTTTCTTCTTTTGTTACATCTTTTTCTGTTAAAACTATTGATTCAACTATTTTTAATCTTTCGTTTACTAAAAACAATGCTTGTTCTAGTATGTTGCATCTTTGTTTTAGTGTTTGTTTGTTTGGTGTTTTCATATTATTTCTTATAGTTTAAATACACTTGGTCTATCTCTAAAAAGAACTTGTTTACACAGCACGACATTACACGTAATTGTCTAGCGAATAGTTGAGCATAAATAGGTATCATTATTCCTTTTTGAATACCTGCGTTTATTCTAACAAACTCATTTGCTTTTTCGTTATAGTGTTCGTGCCTAAATGTTTTCCATGTATTATACTGTTGTTCTGTAAAACATCTAACTACTGGAAATCTTAATCTATTTCTTTTTTTATTATTTATTGAGCCTAAAAATTCATCAATATTATTATATTTTTCAGGATAAATAACACAAACATTTTTTTTATATAATTCAATTTTATTTGCTTTAAATTTCCTATCATCACATCCACACCCATCAGTAACAGCCTCAACTAATCTCTTAACTCCAGTAACTTTTGCTGCTTTCTCAATAACATCGCCAACACCAACAGAAACTTCTTGTTGTGCTTTCTTAAACTCTCTATATTCTTTTTTCCTTTTATCGCCTTTGTATTCTTCCATTTTTAAAATCTTATTAAGTTATATTTATTATCTTTGTTTTTTAAATAACCTCTAACACTTGCGTAATTATAATTCATAGCCTCACACGCTTCTTTTATACTGTCATAATAAACACCTGTTAATGTATGTAACACCGTTTTTGAATAAGGATTGTTTTTACCTATTTGATTTCGCACATTACTTACTTCATAATTCAATTTTATTTGCATATTATATTCATATTCTAATGCTTCATCTAAATCATTAAACTCTTTTAATATTTCACAATAATCTACATTTCTTTTATTGTAATTTCTATGTTTGATTAATCTTTTAAAAACGTTTGTAGTAACCCCAATGTATTTTTCATTAACTAAATGATACACATAAAAAGGTGGGTTACAATTTTTTATTCTTCCGCTCATAATAAATCTTTTAATTTTTCTAATGCTATTTTTTTGTTATAAAATAACGTCATTACACTTAATCCTGTTTCTTTACTTAAATATCTTAAACTC